CTGACACGGCCCGTCTACCATAGGTAGACTCTTAAATGGTGTTGACCAAGATAAATTATCAATCTCATATAACGTATCCTCAATTGGCACGAATGCTAACTGAGGAAAAACCTTAAATAATTGTAAATATTTCTCAACACCATGGAAACTTAGCTCTCTGCGTGCTTGATCAAGTACAGCAGACTCCCAAGATGGATCCTTGGAATCAGTAAATGCTAACATTTTACCTATTGATCCAATTTCAAGCCGACCAACTAGCCTGTGCAATGTGGAGTTCCACACTGGTACGCGTTTCAGAAACATAATATCAGTTACTGGTTTCCTTTCAATAACAGTTTCATGCTTACGCGCGGGGGTAATACCCATATGAACCCATTCAGCAAATTTCTTAATATTATCATGTATAAAAAACTTGCAAACTCTTGGGCTCAATGCTTTTAAATTATCATCAGAATAATTAGCCAATGCTACTTCTTTGAAAAATTTAAATTCATCTTTGTTAAGTGCTACAAAATCACACATTATTGGATTAGGATTCTCATATATATAAATAAGAAAGTAAAACAATAAAATCTCAATAATTAGCTCACAAAGACAGCCAATTAAAGTAGTAGCCCAAACACCACTAGGGATCTTGTTGTGCAACACAAACACATCTTGACCTAAGATAACCACGAAATGTAATAATGACTCAAGGATCATTTTAAGCCTATTCATCTCCTTAGGGTGTGTTTTAAAATAAGTGGTATGTTCAGCCAACCACCATACAATATGTATTGCAAACTTGAGAGTATTAATAGTTTTATCAAACTTCTCAAAATCCGAATCAATCCAGCACTTAAATGTTAGAAAATCATCCTCTGTAGCATTTGGGTTTACTCTAAAGAACAAACCTCTCAAAAACGCATCAAATTCAGGACCCGTTGCATTCATCCCAATTTGCATAAACATCTTATCACGATTGGCCATAAAAATCTCCATAAGAGCACCTAAATATATCCTACACAACAAAAGAAAATCCATATTACCAGCAAAGAATGTGCGAGCTACTTTGCCCTTCTTAAGAATCTCATCTTTAATTGACGATTGGGATATATTCAAAGGATGTTTACCCTCATCCATTTCTTCTAAAAGAATCTTGATACGCTGGGCATACCAATGTTTTAACACAGGCTTATCATAAGTGCCCGCAAAAACATCATCCTTCTTGAGATTAAATGGGAAGCCAATAGATGTACT